AACTGCTTGAACTCTACGACCCCTGCTGGCATCAGGTGGTCACGAAGTAGAGTCCTCAGGACTGTCTTGCTTTCCCCGAGAACCTCTTGTGCATCCTCGGGTCTGATGATTGGGTTTTTCTCTAGGAACTCCTGCACCTTCCTAGCCCTCGCAGAACGCTTCATTTGGTTCTGTATGGTGCTTTGAGCTTTCTTGTCTTGCTTTGTCTCTTGGTCATTCTTGCGTACAGCTTCGTCATCACAGAGCGTCCATATGAACCCATCGAGCGTAGCCGAGCGGCTCTTAGGGGTCTTGCTTGATCGGGTGATAGCTTCGACACAGACCATTCCCTCCTGCTCGTGTGGAAACAAAACAACCTGAGTGTCTGCTGCTCTTGAGATGGCTCCAGCACCTGCACCAACGTCCGAGACTTGCTTCTCATTCTGGTTGCCCTTGCTGGCATGATGCACACAAATGACTGAACAATCAAAGGTTCGAGCTATTCGGTCGATGGTGTTATAGATCAGCATCATCTGGGCGTTATCGTTCTCCGATGTACCTGCTGGGATAAACCTGTACAGTGCGTCCAAAATTATAACATCAAATCGGGATGCTCCTGAGGCAACAAGTTTCTGCTCGATGTGGTTCATATCCACTGCTGCTCCACGCAAGCATGTGAAGTGCAGGTCATCACCAAAGTTGACCTCCATAGCGTCCTGCACACTGCCCACACGGAAAGCTAGCTCCTCGGGATGCAGTTCGTTATCGACGATCATGCACTTGAGGTTATGAGGTGAAGTCCAGCCTAAGAACTCCCCGCCGGTTGCTAATCTTGCTGCCAAGTTGTAAACGAACCATGATTTACCGGTCTTAGGTGCTGCGATGAGGTTCATGGTTTCACCCCGACGAAGCAAACCTTCAATCACATAGGGTCTACGTTCTGGCGATGCTTTGCGTAGCTCATCGAGGGTCTGAGTGGGGTAGGATTCCTCAAGGTCGTCTCCACGAGTCCTTGCGGATCTCATCTCGTCTTGGATGCGTTTAACCTCATCGTCTGAGATATCACTGGAGGACCCATATCCGAGCGTTCTAAGCTCGTTTGGCAGTTGATCCATTGTGAGCCCTTTGAGGATTCTAAACGCCTCAGCAAGCGTCACAGCGGCATCTGAGGGGAATCCTGATGGGTCTGATGTCGAGAAGTTGCGTAGCAGTAGGCGGTCATTCTTAGACTTGATGCCAATGGTTCCAGATATCTTATAGGTTGATTCCCTTACTCCTGGCCTGACAAACTCATAAGTTCCATCTCCCTTGGTAATGACCGTGTATCCGGCTCCCTCAAGTTCACCTTTGATCACCTCAAGTGCTTCTGAGGACATATTGAACGCATCAAGCGGAGAATCCTCGGGAGTTACCGACGATGGCACAACGTCCTCAAATTGAAAGTTAAGCACCTCAGCAAGACCAAATGGCAAGTCACAGATCAGGTCATTGCCACGAGTAATCTTGTAGGTTCCAGCAAACGTAGCGTGAGATGATCCTGGCCCGATTACCTGACAGCCCTTGCCGAGGAAGTCTAAGCCGGGAAACTCTTGCGTACTCTTGGGTAGCTTTTCTAGGTCAGGATTATTGAAGTAAAGGTGTGCGCCGCCGGAAGGACTTTCGACAACGATTGATGCTGCTGACCATAGATCGATCCCATGTTCATCTTTGATCCGGCTCAGGCTTGCATATCCATTCTTAGCATCGTCATGGACATCGATGTCCACAACGAGCATGTCTTCGTCTAGGACGATCCCGTACTTGTCATACTTGTCTGAGGTCGTATCAAGATCCTGAGCCCTGACCTGAGTATTGGGCCAGTCCTTAATTGCAGGCGATTTCAGTCCAACCCTGATCGGTACGCATCTAGGGTTCATGTCGAGGATTTGCTGTGGGATTTCAAAAGGCATGATGTATCTCCGTAAGTATTGGGGCTGACGCTTTAAAATTTAGGCATGAGAGGAAGAAAACCAAGAGCCATTGAAGTTCAAGAAGCTTCTGGTGCATTTGTAAAAGATCCGCAACGCCGCCCAAACTCAATCGTAAAGGCGGACAAAGAAGCTCCACAAATGCCCAAGGTTATCAAGAACGACAAGGTAGCAAGCGAAGTTTGGGATGAAACCTGCGAGGTTTTACGAGAATCTGGAATCCTGAGCAAGACAGATACTCACCTGCTTACACATTATGTTTTAACTTACGCAGAATGGGTAAAGTGCGCAGAACATATCCAAAAGCATGGCCATGAGGACGATACGGGTAAAACATCACCTCAAAGCACTGCTTATTTCAAGCTTGCTACACAGCACACCAAGCTTCTACCTGAACTCGGGTTATCACCAAGCTCCCGAGCTAGGCTGTCTGTTGCAGGCGTAGCAGACGAAAAGAAAGAAGACGAAGAAGACATGATGAGCTTGATCAAGTCCCTCAAGAGGGCTTAGTCATGCACCCGTGGGAGCGGTACATCCAACGTGTTCAGAATCACGACATCATTGCAGGCAAATACATCAAGCTTGCAGTCGATAGGCATGTCCGTGACCTAACGTGTCAAAGTACCGAGGACTTTCCGTATTACTTCGACGAGAAGATAGCTGAAGGAATATGCAAGTTCTTTCCTGCGGCACTAAGGCACTCAATCGGTGAACATGCCGGACAGAGATTTACAGTCGAGGACTGGCAGGCGTTTTTTCTTGCATCCTTGTTTGGATGGCAGCGAGATGATGGCCGAGGAAGAAGGTTTAGACAAGCTTTCTTTACCGTGGCTAGAAAGAACGGAAAAAGTACGCTGGCTGCTGGTATCGCGATGTATATGGCGGCCATCGACTTTAATCCTGTTAGCAATGAGCCTGAGTCACGCAGTCAGATCATTCTGGCAGCAACTAAGAAAGAACAAGCGGAAAAAGTGATCTTTGCTGAGTGTCTCAGGATGAGGCATCAAAGCAAGCTGCTCAAGACATCATCAACAGTGGCTAACAAGGTAATCACGTTTAACCACAACGGTGGGAACATCCAGTGCGTGGGATCAGACCGACCCTACGATGGCCTGAATCCCCAGATGGTGAGCCTGGACGAGACCCACGCGTTCTCAAATCCTCACCGTAAGTTTTACAACACAATGGTCACAGGTAGTGGTTCTAGGGTTCAACCGCTACTCATGACCACAACGACAGCAGGCGACGACCAGTCTCATATATGGCTTGAGCAGATAGGGTTCTGCAAGAACATCCTAGAGCGGACAGTCAATGAAGAGACGATGCTGCCGATCATCTATGAACTAGATGAAGAAGATGATCCGTTAGACGAAGACAACTGGATCAAAGCGAATCCAAATCTCGGAGTGTCGATCACCAAGGACTTCCTCCGAGCCCAAAGCAAACCGTGTAAAACCTCCACCACAGCGCTTAACAGGTTTAAGAGGTATCACGCAAATGTCTTGGTTTCGTCCACAGAGCGTATTTTCTCTCTTGAGGACTTCGATTCATGCCGTGGCACACTCAGCGATTGGAAACAGGCTGACTGTGTTGCTGCTGGAATTGACCTTGGCGGGCGTGACGATCTGGCTGCTTATGCATTGGTAGCTAGGTTCCGAACAGGTGACTACAACCCAGACGACACACCGATTTACCGCTATGAAGCAAAGACACATGCCTACATAGCTAAAAACACACGCCGCGATCTGACTGCAATGCCATTCGTTGATTGGGTGGCCGGTGGATTGATCAAGGTTACTGATTCACCGATCACTGACCTCCAAGCCGACTTTGTAAACGACTACTGGGACAACTATTGCATTGACTGTGCAATCGACCCGTATCAAGCACAACAATTCGGTGAGCAAGTAAGTCAGCAGGGAGTCGTCATTGCAACGATGGCTCAAACGACTGCTCACTTCAATGAACCAATAGCTGACTTCCGCCAAGCAATGTCAGATGGACGGTTTACGCATGATGGCAATCCACTACTGAGGTGGTGTTTGACCAATGCTGTTGCAGTGCGTGACCGCCAAGACAGATGGATGTTAGATAAGTCGAACTCTTCATCCAAGATCGATCCACTTGTCGCGATGCTCATGGCGTACCGAAGAGCGATGGTTGCTCCCGGTCGCGGAGACGGGAATGTGTTTATAACTTGAGGTAAGAATGAAGAACGCTAAATCGTTCTGGGCGTTTACAAACCAGAAGAACCCAGCCAGTTGGCTCGTGGAGTTCTTCAATGGTGAGAAATCCAGAACCGGAATCAAAGTCAATACAAAGACTGCACTCGGCCTTGCTGCGGTCATCTATGCAGTCAATAAGATCAGCGGCCATATCAGCCAGTTACCCTTCAATGTCTATGAAGAGCTTGCTGATGGCAATCGTGAGCTAAAGAGTCAGAATCCTGCCTACAGGCTGCTGAATGTCTCTCCCAATCAGGCCATGACTGCTTTCACGCTTCGTGAAATCATGATGGTTCATGCTTTGATCAGTGGTAATGGTCGAGCATACATTGCTAGGAATAACCTCGGGACTCCTGTGGAGCTTATCCCGATCCTCCCTGAGAACTGTCAGACCATGCTCGTCGATGGCGAAAAATGGCATCTAGTGACAGCACACGAAGGCACGACACAAAACACGTTGCCACTAAAGCTACGGCAAGGTGAATACTACAAGATCCCTGATCGTGATGTCTTGCACATCATGAATACGTCACTAAATGGCGTGTGGGGTATGCACGTTGTAGAGATTGCTAAGGATGTCTTTGGTCTAGCCCAAGGCGGACAAGAGGCTGCTGCAACGACACTGGCTAACTCAGGTCGTCCAGGATTGCTGCTCGAAGCACCTACTGGCATGTTCCGGTCTGCTAAAGATGCTCAGGAGTTCCTTGATAACTTTAACTCCAAGCATGAAGGCATAAGCAATACAGGTCGAGCAGGTCTTCTCCGTGATGGAATGAAGGCTACTGCACTGCCTGTATCAGCAGCAGATGCTCAGTTCTTGCAGCAAAGATCTTTCCAGCGTGAAGAGATTGCGTTGTTATTCGGCCTTGAGTCCATTCTCGGTGATAACACGGGACAGACCTACCGAAGTATCTCAGAACGCAATACAGCGTATGTGAACAACTGTTTGCAGCGTTGGATGTGCAAGTGGGAAGAGGAAGTATTGGCAAAGCTGATTAGCCCAGCCAGACCACTTGAGGTCGAGTTTGACACAACACCACTGCTCAAGGGTGATCCAAACTCACTTGCTGATTACACGATGAAGATGCAGCAACATGGCGTGCTGACCATCAATGAAATCCGTCAGCTACATGGTTTCCCACCTGTAGAAGATGGAGACAAACTTCCTCATGAGATTGCGATGGATATCTCAAAGGCTACACAGCCGGAAGATGAAACAATCAAGGAAGAGGACGACAACGAACCCCAACGGGAGATTAACGATGAAACTGGAGAGTAATCCAGAGAAGAAAGAGATCACGATGAGAGGGTTCATCGGTGATTACGAGAACGGTATCTCAGCAGATGACTTTATCGATGTGCTGGCAGAACATGCAGGACAAGATGTAACCATCCACCTCAATAGCGAAGGCGGAAGCGTTACCGATGGACTTAGCATGTTTAATGCTATTGTTAATCACGATGGCAAAGTGACCGTCCACATTGATGCGCTAGCAGCATCGATTGCTACTGTCATTGCTGTAGCGGCAGACAGCGTGAAGATGAACTCGACAGGTAAGTTCATGGTGCATAGATGCTGGACTGCTGCGGTCGGGAACTGCAAAGACTTCAGATCAATGGCCGATGTCATGGATCTGCTCGACAAAGACATTGCAGCAAGCTACTCCGAGAAGACAGGCGGATCTCAGGAAGAGATGCTGGCACTCATGGATGCTGAGACTTGGATGGATGCTGAGACAGCACTCCAAGCCGGATTCATTGATGAAATCGTCGAAGTAAAGGCTAGGAGCAAGTCTAAGGACGAGGAGTACCAGGCTAAGGCACTCTGCTCACCTGCGTTCCATGCAGCACTCCGAGCCAAGTGTGCAATGCGTCGAATCAAGCTCAAAAGCTGACGCTGTAAAATTAACCGTTAATTCCCGAAGGAGTCGGGGATATCAATCTAGAAGGGAAGCTATGAAAAAGATTGCGGAAATCAATGCCCGACTCGAATCGATTGCAGACGAGTTGCAGGCACTGTCGGATCTCTCGGCAGAGAGTGAACTCGATCAAACTCAGATCGATCTCGTGAATGAACTCGATGCTGAGTTCAACAAGCTTGAAGGGGAAAGAAATTCTCTACAAGCAGTTCAAGACAAGCTAGATGCTGCCAAAGCAGCTAAGGCTGTTCCCCAAGCAAGCTCGATTGTTGAGCCTGCACAAATCGAAGACTCAATCGAGGAAAGCAAGGAAGTGATCCCAGCAAGAGTAAAGAACCAAAAGACGAAGCACTTTGCAAGCTCAGAAGATGCTTTCGTGTCCGGCATGTACCTAGCTGCTCTAGGCGGCGACCGTCGTGCAAAAGACTTCATGGCTGCACAGTCTATCGGAACTGACAACAAGGGTGGATACACCGTACCTGATCCGTTGTCGGATGCTTTGATCAACCTTTTGGAAGATCGTGGCGTTGCTCGTCGAGCATGTCAGCGTGTTGTCATGTCTGCTGACACTTGGACGGTTCCAAAGGTATCTGCTCACGCCAGCATTTACTATCCGGCAGAGGCAGCATCTTTGACGGAATCAGACGTTACTTTTGGGTCTGTGCAGCTCCAAGCCCAGAAGCTTGCAGCGTTGGTCAAGATGAGTTCTGAGATCACTGAAGACAGCATCCTCAGCATCTTAGATGTGGTTGTCGAAAGCATTGCTTACGGCATTGCACTCGAAGAAGATAAGAACCTCTTCAACGGTGTTGCTGGCGGTGTTAATACTTCTGGCATTGCTGGTGATGCAAGCGTCGATGACACGAATGTTGCATCGGTTGGAGCTTTGGCACTCAGCGATTTAACTGCATGTGCATCGGGTATCGGCAATCCGATTATCGGTGCAAGCAACGAGTGGTTCATGTCGCCAGTTGTGTTTCATTCTCAGGTCCGCGATCTTCTGAACGCTGCCGGTGGTAACACCATTGTTGATCTTGAAGGTGGTCAGCGACCACTTCTCATGGGCTACCCTGTGAACCTAGTAAGTTGCTTGCCAGCAGCACCTGCATCCGGCGAACTTGTTGCAGTCTTCGGTGACATGCGACTCGGTGCTTACTTCGGTGATCGTCGTGCGTTGAACTTCAAGACCCTGAACGAACTCTACGCAGAGAACGATCAGATTGGTGTTGTCGCGACCGAGAGAATCGATATCAAGGTCGCCAACGGTGAGGTTCTCTCGAAAATCACGATTACCTAATGACTAGGTATCGATTCAAAACGACTCGTCTCGGTTTTGAGGCGGGTCGTGTGATTGATGACTCCACGCTCAAGCTTGGCGTTATCAAGACCCTCTTAGACTTCAACGCAATCGAGATCGTGCAGGATGCAGTGGACGCTAAAAAGGACGACAAGCCCTCAGTTTCTGGCAGTAACGCTGGCAGAAGCAAAGGCTCATCTTCGTCTAAGCGGAAGCAGTCAGGACGGTCTGCTGACAAGGCTGATTGAGGGTGCAACGGAACAGCTTGAGCGAGACATTGAAAGATGTCTTGTTCAGGCATCGTGGCAGCAGAGTCAATATGGTTTTCCTGAAGACGGAAAGGCGATTCTGTTGAACATGGGGTCTGCTACCGCCATCAGTTCAATTACCTATGTGGACGATGATGGTGCAACTCAAACACTTGCAACCGACCAGTACCAACTCGATTCTGGACGTAATGCGGTCACCTGCCTCAATGATGACGAAGGGTGGCCGGAAACATTACTAACTCCAAGCGAACGGGATACAGTCTTTGTGAACTTCACTTGTGGAGTGACCAGCGAAGACTGCCTGCCTCGGTTGTTTAAGCAAGCGATCCTTTTAGAGGTCGGTCGTTATTACTTCGATCCGGCTCAAGAGAACTTGGTCAATAGCAATGACGGGCGAAGTTATGAAAACATCGTCAAGAAGCTGATCAGGAGTTCGTATCCGTAATGCCCAAGGTTACAGGATTTAACCGAAAGAGGATTGGGCATCGCAATTATGTTGCGTTGATCCAGAATCCTCCGACTACTCAGGATGAGTATGGGCAGATCAGTTACAGCAGTGGGTCATGGACGACCGCTGTTACTGATTGGCCTTGCGAGCTAATTGACACAACTGGCGGTGAGATCATCGACGGGATGATGACCAAAACTACTACTGAGAAAGTAGCCATCGGTGATAAGCCACAGATAGATGCAGCAACGGTAACTACTCATAGCCGCTGTATAATCAATGGTCAGACATATGGCATCACAGCAGTTCGAGATGTGTCAGGCGATAACTTCACAGTCAGACTTGAACTGAAAAGTGCAAAATGAACGAAAAGGATAAAGTGGATCGCAAGGTCGAGGCTTTTATTCGTTCAAGAGTCGGCGGAAGAAACAGGAGAAGTCAGGCGGTTTACTTCGACATGTCTGACTTAAATAAAGATCTTAAAAAGATCAGCGATGAGATGATTCGCAAGGTTGTGCCAACT